TTCTCATCTTCTAAATATTCAATTAATGTTGTACCAAAGCATCCTAACTTTTTTACTGTTTCTTTTATGTCGTTTAAGCTATATCTTTTCTCATTATCAAAAATATATTTTTCTGCATTTTCTTTTTTGGCGAAATAAAAATTAAAGTTAGGTAAATATATTACTCCAATATTGTCAACAACAGAATGTTGAACTGTAAGATACTCTTTAGATACAATATAACATTTTTCATTACCAAAAAGTTCAACACCATCAAAGGTTGTTAGAATAGGTGTTTGATAATATTTAGCTAACTCTACAAGATGCTTGTTATGTTCTTTTATAAAATCAAAAGCTTTTTCTTTAGTAGAAAACGTTCTTGATAAATCTTTTCTATCTCTTTTTTCTGCGGGGAATTCTAATACGGCTTTATATTTACTTCCTGCTCTTTGAGGTACAAAATAGGTATCATTAGTAAAAATAGGCACACCATCTTCTGTGATAAAAATAGCTTCTTCCCAAAATTCACTTGATGGTTCACAACCTATTTCTACACAAATATTTCCTTGTTTGAATATTCCGTCTTTGTATGTAGCTATTGTTCCGTTTGTTTTGTGTTTATATGTTTTCATAATTATTCTTGTTGTTCCTGTATCTCTATAACTAAGTTTTCTAAATCCTCTATTCTGCTTTCTTTTTCCGAAACTATGTTTTCTAATCTATCAACTTCCTCTTCTAATCTTATAATTTCTGCAACTAAAGCATCAATTCCATATTTAGCATAATCTACATTTTTTTCTAATTGTCTGTCCATAATTTCCATTTATATTGTTTAACCCACTGTAATCTGTAATTGTATTCGTTTAGATATTGTTTTCTTATTTTAAATTTCTGTTGTTTTATACTTTTTATGCCGAAAAAATGCCCTGTATAATAGAATTTTCCGCCAAAAAAACTGAAAAAAAAACTGAAAAACATACAACCTCACGATATTTATTCAATTTAATTTCTTCGTAATCAGAGTTTACAACTCCTTCAATTTCTTCCATAATTTCTATTGATTTACTAAATTACTTAACCTATCTGTTATCTGCTCATAATGCTGTACATAGTCAACATATTCTGTTTTACTAATAACTGTCATTTCTTCTAATTCTTTTGCCGAAAAACTATTACCTGCTCTATCAGTATTAAAATTTGCCTTGTATATATCTCTTAGTGAAAAAGACATCTTACTTCCTTCAAAATAATAAATTAACTCCCAATCAGTTGTTCTTTCACTTCTTACATATTCTTTTAAATGATAAACTTTTAAAGTCTTCCCAAATAAGGTATGTTCAACTTTTTGTTTTAAATATACATTTGAGAATTGTTTTTTGACTTTCTCTGTTTCTTCGTTTTCTTTTTGTTTTGCCAAAATTTCATCAGCTTCTATTGCTTTTTTCAATTGTGCAATAGTTTGATTTTCGTCATAGTTTGATAAGTCTATATATTTTTTCATAATTATTAAATTTTATAATTGCCAAGTTGTAGGTACATCATACCCTAATTCTATTAATTTTAAATAACCTACAAAGTGATTTTTATTGTAGTTTGAAGGTTCTCCATCACAATCAAGCTCTGCAAACCAAATAGAATTATGACGAAAAACAACTTTTGATTTACTTTCTACTGTATAATAACCATCTGTTATTGTGTCGTGACTTATTCTTTCAATATTTATATGAGCCGAGCCATATTTTCTAAAAGAGTCTTCAAAACTAAGTCCTAAAGAACCTTCTCTACTCACTATCCTATTTTCTGTAAGTGCATAAATTGAATCAATAACTTTAAGTAAGTCTTCATCTGTAATGTCTATTAATTTTTTCATATCTTATTATTTATTCGACAAATGTATAAAAAATTTTCCGCATAAAAAAATAAAGTCAGAAGAAATTAATCAACTGACTATAATTTATACAAATTCTAAATAATGAAGTCTCTAAGGTTAATGTGTGAAATACTCATCACTAACTTAAAAAATGGTACTTAATGAGTGATAAACCCATCAAAACGGAGAATCCTTCTGTAAATCTTCAAAACTTGGTTCAAAGTTTGTTAAAGGCGGTAATGATGCAATTGGCGTTAGTTTCTTTTCTCCGAATACAGGTGTGCTAAATACAGGAGTTGATGTTGTGGGTTTATAAATTTCATTTTTATTAAAAGGTTTAATCTCAATAGTAAATAAATCTGTAAATCCTATATCTGCTGTCCTATCTTTTAAAATTTCCACGAAAATACAGCCTTCTGTATATAGACTAACTTTTCCATGTTTATTTTCTTCTGTGAACCTATGTGATAAGTGTGGGTATTTATCAGGATTAACAAGAGCATACTGTTCTATCCCAAGATAGTTTGCATTTTGTAAGCCATAAACATAATCTGAAACATGGTAAAGAGTGTCAGACATATAAATATCATCTCTTCTTAAACGACTCTCATTTGACTTTTCTTTTAGTCGACCTAAAACAGACCTGTTAGCCTGAGTCAATAACACTACTAAGAAGTTATCAAATTTATTTTTAAGTGCATTTAATCCCTCCACCATATCATCTATGGCTAATTTTTTATTATCATTTTTTGCACGAAGAAGAGCAACGTGGTCTAAGTCTAAAACAACTAGTTTTTTATCTTTGTGTTGTAACAAAAACTGTTCTGTTTCTTTTAAAAATTCTTCCGCAGATAATGGTACTTGATTTACAAAAAACCTTCCGTCTATTTTTTTAGACTTATATTCCCCTAAAATAAGTTTCTCTTCTTCTGTAAATGGCTTCTTTAGAATTTCTCCAAAACTAAGTTTAGTTAATTTCTTAACATCTCTCATAGTTGTTGCAAAATTTGTCATCTCAAAACTATTAGAAACCCAAACATAATCTTTAGCTTCAGGATTAATATTAACATCCATTATATCAGCCTTTAAGTTTTCTAACTCTGTACTTTTACCTCCAAAACTAGCACCGAAAATAGTAATAAAACTTTTAGGTGTTATTCCATTTTGGTGGTCAAGCCAGGGTCTATTAGTTTTAATTTGAAAAACATCCCCATTTTGGTATTTACCTAGTGTTAATAATGTTTCATTTAAGACTTCTTTAAGTGGTTGTATTGGCATATTTTATTATTCTGTTTTTATTTTTTTAGCCCAATATTCTCTAATTTCATATTCATTATCACACCAAAATTGATGTATTTTTGAACTGTCTAAATTGTCTTTAAATTTTCCATAAGGGTTTTCTTTCTTAGAGAAAAATACAAGTTCCAAAACTTTGGTGAATGTTACATTATTTACAAACATTTCGCAAAGATAGTACATTTCATGTGGAGTAAATCCCATTATTTGACGATATTCTGCACAGTAACGTAACCCTGCTTTTCTGTTTCCTATAGTTCTTGTTGAATCTTCTTCTAAATACATGGTACACAAATAGTTATACATCTGAATATCAACATCAGTTATCAAAGGTGTAGAAATTAAGTCTAAAGCTTCTGTTCCTAATTTTGTTGTGCGGATTTTTTGAAACTCATTATCTCCTTTTTTACCTTTTATAGACTCTAAATATCCTAAATTAAGTAAAGTGTTGACATTTTCAGAATACTCGCTTAAAACGTCTGAAACATCTTCTATTCGTGCTTGTTTAGCTAATTGTAATATTTGTAAGTCTAATAAAGACAGATTTCTTGATTTAAGTAAATTTACGTTAATATACATAACTCTAAAAAACAAATAAAGGTGTTGTTACTTCTATTTCTTTAGTTGGAAATAAACTTGGTATTCCATTTACAACAGGATATACTTTATTGTTTATAATAGTTTCTTTTGGTGTTAAATCTTTTATGCCGTTTTTAACATCATAAATATCAATTCTGTCTTTTTTAATTACAACTTCTTGATTAGGAGTGATACTTCTAACTCCATTAACATATTCATACACTTTAACAGTGCTTGTGTTTTGTTGTGCCAATGCAAATGCTGGCAGTAAAATTAATAGTTTTTTCATATTTTAAAAATTATCATCTACAATTATTACTTTTTTATTTTTATGCCGAAATTCTTCAAAATATGTTTAACTGTATCTTTATTCCAAGCATTTCCTAACAAACCTGTTGCAACTCTGTAATTTACAGCTTTTGTATAGTTTTCAGATAAATTCTGCATTAATTCACATTCCCTTCTTGTAGGATACCTATAAATACCATCTTGTTCAAATACAATTGCATCTGTTGGTAATTTATCTTGTGATTTCATAAGAGTTGGGCATTTATCTGAATAAACTGAAATTGCTCTATTTCTTTCTCTGTTCAACTTATTTAACCCTTTTCCTTTTAAAACCAAACTTTCATCATATTCTTTATCAAAATTATCACTCAATAAAATACCTTTATCTTCAATATTTAAATCAACTTCAATATTAGTCCAATATAATCTTTTTCTGTTTTGGATTGAGAATTTTGAAGAGTTTATAGTAATATGCTCTACACCAAACAAATCACTAACTACATCCTGGTTTTGTTTAGACATCTTAACATTCTCTATTAAGAACTTCAAATTAGGATTTAATACTTTTAGTTCCTTGTAAATTCTATAAAGTTCAAATACTAATGCTGACTTTCCACTATTAATATCTTGACCGCCTTTATTAGCTAAGGAGACCGTTTGGCAAGGAAAACCTGCTAGAAGTAAATCAATTTTAGGTAATTCTGCACATCTAATTTGAGTACAATCCCCTAAATGTTTCACTTCCTTATGATTATCTTTTGTTACTGCTATTGCATTAGGGCAAATCTCACTTGAAAAGTAATTATCAATTTCAAATCCTAACTCTTTACAAGCTACATAACCTACTTCTATTCCTCCAAATAAACTTAATACATTCATAATTTTTAATTTTCTTTTTTAAATCGTGGGCTGACCGAAAGAGCAACAGTGTTCTTGATAGCTTGCTGTTTTAGTTTAGTTAATCTTTTACCTTTTAAGTTACGTTCTAAAATCTCATTATAATCTTCTTCTGATATTTCATAATCGTTGAATGGTATTATTTTTCTTCCGTTTTTATCTTTTTCCGCCGAATTTACAAGTTCGTCAAAATTTCCCTTAGGTTCTGAATTTGCATATAGTTCTACATAAATATCCCAAATTATTTTCTGTTCTTTAGATTCTTTCATAAAAACTGTTTTAAGTTAGGTGGTGAATATCTATCACTCTTTAAAATCTTACCTAAAGGTTTTGTCTCATCAAAAACTCCACATTCTCCATTAATAATAGGTAAACCAACTTCATCTAATTTTGACATGTTACTCCTTTGAACTTCTTCAAAGCATTTCTCAATGATATTTTGCATACCGTGTTCTAAAATTGTCCCGCATAAAATATAGAGTTGGTCTGTAAGCGCATCGGCTATTTCTACCAAATCATTATTTTGAACGGCTTCCAGATATTCTTCGTTTTCTTCTTTCATTAAGTTAAAACGTAGAATAGCTTTTTCTTCGTCTATTGATGTTGGCTGTGTTTCTACATTTTGACCAAACGCTCTTTGAAATTTTGCTACTTGTACTAATTGTTTTTGCATAGTTTATCTAATTCTTCTAATTGTTTTTCTTTAATTTTTTCTTGGCGAAGATTTATAATTTCCTCATACTCTTCTTTAGTTATTTCAACTTTTTCTAATCCGTAATCAATTCTATATATGTCTTTATAGATTGTTTCTGTTTTTGACTGCCAAAAATACATTCTTTCCTTAGTTCTAGTAAATGGCTT